TCACCGTTGTTTTGTCACGCGCGCACTATTTCCCCAAAACGCCGGTCTAACCGTCAATACGGAGGAGTTTTTACCCATGGCACGACCCAAGATCGCCCGCACCGTGCGCGAACTGCGCGCCCTGCTCGACGAGGCCGACAAGCTGCAGCGGTCGGCGACCGAGGCCGGCAGCTACGTCGCCGCCGAGCGCCTGCTCCGTACGAAGCGCGACCTACAAGCCGACCTCCGCGCCGCTGAAGAGGCGGAGCTCGCCGCGCTTGAGGCCGATCGGGCACAGACTCCCGACGCCATGCTCGACCAAGTGATCGCCCTGGTGCCCTCGCTGCCCGACGCCTTCGTCGATCGGTTGGCCGAGGCCATCGAGCAGCGTCGCCGCCCCCGCCTCGTCCACTTCGGGCGGTGACCTTGGTGGACCTGGAAGCGATGCGCGCGATCCTCGCCGGGGTGCAAGCCGCCGCGGCGGACCGCGCGCGCGACCCGATCGCCGCTATGCGGTGGCTACCCCTGCAGAGGGCGTTCCTGGCGGACACCCACTGGGCGAAGCTGATCCGGGCGGGCAACCAGACGATCGGCAAGACGACGCCGGCGCTTGCCGAGGTGATCGGCCGGTGCCGCGGGCGTCATCCCCTGGGTGTCGCCGTGCCGCCGCCGCCGATCCAAGCCTACATTATCTGCGCCAGCTGGCAGCAGAGCCTGGGGATCCAAGAAAAACTGGCGGCGCTCCTGCCTTGGGGCGAGCTTGACCCGCGCACGGCCTACACAGTGGAGCAAGGCTTCGCCCCAATCAAGTCGCCGGTGGTCAAATTCCGAAACGGAAGCTTGATCCGAATCAAGACCGCGGGCCAGGATACGATCAGCTTCGCCGGCGCGTCGATCGACGTGGTGTTGTTTGACGAGCCACCGAGCTCGACCCGCCTCCTGGTCGAAGCGGCCAAGCGCCTCGAGGACCGCGGCGGCGTTTTGTTGATGAGCTTGACCCCAATCAACGCACCCGACGAGACGATCGAGCACCTCCGGTCACTGTGCGAGGCCGGGACCATTCACGACCATTGGCGCCCGCTGACCGAGGCGGAGCTCGTCCCAGTCGGCACGTCAAAGCCCGTCACGACGGCGTCAGGGGTTCCCAAGGATGCGGCGTGGATCGCCAAGCTCGGCGATTTGTGCGACGACTGGGAGCGGCCGATCGTGGTGGACGGCGCCTGGCGAGGCGGGACGACCGACAGGTACTTCAGCCGCTGGTGCCCGGCGAATATCTCGCCGAACCTGCCGGACGCCCCGGAATTCACGGTCGCTCTGGGTATCGACCATGGCGACCGGCCGGGCAAGCAGATCGCACTCCTGCTCTATGTGGACGAGCGCGACCCCGAGCAGCCGGTGGTGTACGTCCTTGACGAGTATGTCGACGCGACCGGAGTCGCGCAGCCGCGCCACGACGCCGAGGGGATCGTGGCGATGCTGGAGCGCCACGGCCTGCGCTGGGGTGACGTCGACCTGGCGCACGGCGACCGGGTGCACATGCCCGGGACTGGCGGCCAGAAGTCGAACAAGGATCTAGCTGCGCACATTGCCAAACACTTGTACAGAGCGGGGCAGCTCGGGAACGGCGCCCCGGTGGTAATTGAAACGGTAAAACGCGGGGAAGGCCGCGCCGGCAGCCTGCGCATCGGGGCGCGATACGTCTATCACCTAGTGTCGTCGGGTCGCCTGACCGTGCACCCCCGGTGTCGCCGGCTTATCGACGCGATGGAGCGGTGGGACATGCGCGACTCGGACTATAAAGACCCGGTGGACGCTTTGCGGTATGCTCTCGATCCGTGGATCTTCGGTGAGCGGTCGCGCCGTCGGTCGTCCTCCTCTGTCGTACGCTTCGGGTGATGTCATGACCCTGCCGGTTCACGTCCCGCCAGCTCCCACGAATCGCGAAGACGCCGAACGATGGGAGCACACCCGCCGACGCCGGCGGATGCTTTACGGCCGGTGGATGACCGACCTGGAGGACGAGCTGCGCCGCCGCGTTGGCGCAGTGCGCGCCGATGCCTGGGGAACGCCCGACCTGTCGGCGAACCCTTTCCGCAAGGCGGCCGGCGGTCGGGCGACGCTGTACGATCGGCCGTGGACGATCGAGCACGACGACGCCGCCGCGGCGGTGGTGTTGCAGCGTCACCTCGACCTGGCCGGCGCGATCCCCCTCCTGCAGCGCCTGCAGCGGGATACCCTCGGGCTACGGGAAATGCTGCTCGACGTCCAGGGCGTGACCAAACCCGACGGAAGCTATGACGTCCTGCTCCGCCCGGTCTATCCTGACCTGGTGGTCGGCGTCCCTGACCCACTGCAGCCTGAGCAGCCGATCGAGCTGCGCGAGTATCGGATCCGCACCGTCGGCCGGGAGCCCCAGTGGGTGGTCGACGTCTACCGGGCGGGCCAGCCGATGCGGGTGGAGACCATCCGCGGCGACGAGCTGCGCGGCCTGGGTGAAGCCCGGGTCGGGATCCCCCACGTGATCTACCATGCGGCGCGGACAGGAGCGCTCTGGGATCCCTATGAGGAGCAAGAGCTCTATTGGGGAACCCTCAGCGTCGCGGTTCAATGGACGTTCTACCTCCACGTGCTGCAGGACGCGTCTTGGCCCCAGCGCTATTCTATCGATGTGGCGTGGGGGCCGGCGTCGCCGGAAGGCGCCGGGGCGGCGGCTCGGAGCGCCATCGTCACCGACCCGTCCACCGTGCTGCAAGGCACCCGCCGGGAGATCGAGACACAGCCGATCGTCGGCCAGTGGCAGAGCGGCGGCAACCCCACCGAGATCGCCCAGGGGATCCAGGGCTACGAGCGCCGGATGGCGGCCTACCTCGACCTTGACCCGGCGGACGCCGCGCGGGTCAGCGGCGACCCCCGATCGGGCTACGCCCTGGAGATCAGCGCCACGGCGAAACAACTGGCCCAGCAGCGCTACGCGCCGGTGTTCCGCTTCGCCGACGAACGCCTATGCGGCCGGGTCGCAGAGGAGCTCAATCGGGTTGGAAGTTTGGGTCTGCCTACGGACGGGTGGCGGGTGCGCTACTGGTTTGAGGAAGACGAGGCGCCCGAGCTTGAGGAGACGGCCGCCGAGGATGAGGCGATGCCGGTTCCCGAGGAGCCAAACGACGAAGAAGAGGCGCCCAGCGGCGTCGAGGAGAGCGATGATGAGTGACCAGCAGCAGCCCCCGGCGTCGATGACGTCGCCCCCTGCCGAAGAGTATGTCGATCAGAGCGGCGGGAAGTGGATCCCGTACCAGCGTTTTTCGGCGGTCATCGCCGAACGCGATACGGCGCGGAAGGCCGCCGAGGCGGCCGCCACCGCCACAACGAAGGCCGCGCAGCTTGAGCGCGACTTGGCCGGCGCTCGTGAGGAGGCGACGCTGGCGCGCGCTGGGTGGACCGACCCGGAGGCGGTGGAACTGGCGAGACTGTACCATGGCAAGCTCCCCGAGGAGTCGCGGCCCGACTTGGTCGGCTGGCTTGGTCAGCTGCGGTCCGACCCGGGCAAGGCGCCCAAGGCGCTAACGCCGTGGCTGACGCGGACCATCGACGCCCCGACGCCGGTGGCGGCGCAGGCGGTACCGCCAGCACCGCCGGCACAGGCAACGACGACGACGGCCCAGGCCCCGGCGACCGCGGGTGCGGCGGCGACGCCCTCGCGCGTGGACGTCTCGCGGCTGCAGGCGCTGACCGAGCGGATGGCGCGCGGAGATCGCACGGCGCGCGCCGAGTTTGAGGAGCTGCGGAAGCGCGGCGACCTGCGCTAGCTTGCGCCCCTGGCTTGGATCTGGTATGCCAGATCCGAGACCCAGACCACTAGGTGTCGCCGACCGTGAAAGGGCGCAACAGGTCGAAGTGGTCCATCGAGTGATTTCATGGGTGAGACCTACGCTTCGCTGCTGTCTGACGGTCACCGCCTTTCGCAAGTTATGGCGGCCCAGTGGCAGTACCTCCTGAACGATCCCTTTCGCCTGCCGGCGCATCCTGCGTTTGTGTACGGCGGCCGCGTCAATATGCGCGAATCCAACGTCGTCCGCGTGCGCCGCCTGGGCCTCGGCGGTCGCGACCGGATGCAGCCGCGCGCCGACGGTGCGGCGGCGTCGGTTACTGACATCGCCCGCGGATACGCGGATGTGACCGTGTCGCCCTTCGCACTCGCGCGGAAGGCGACCGATCTCGCCAAGCTCACCGATGGCCTTGGTGAATTCGACGCCGCGCTGCTCGCTGAAGACTTCTTCGCGTCCTACGAGGGCGCTCTCGTCGACCTGGTCGCCAACCTGCTCGACACCTTCGGGACGCCGATTGGTATTTCGGGCAGCAACCTGACCCTGGCCACCTTTCTGGCCGGTAAGCAAGTGATGGAAGTCGCGAATAACCGCGGGCCGCTGCTCTTTATCGGGCACACCCAGTCGGTGACCGACCTGCAGAACGACATCGCCACCGCTTCGCAGGGCGCAATCCAGTGGCAGGCGCAGAGCGGGGAGTTTGTGTCTCGGGCCGGCGGCGCCTACAAGGGTTCGTTCTTGGAGACCGAGATCTACCAGACTAGCCGCTCGCCGTCGATGAACGGGGGCGCCGACGTCGCCAGCGCTTTCTTGGGCGCCGGCGCCATCGCCTGGGCTGACGGTGTGTCGCCGCTCGACTTCCCGTCTGATCAGGTGTACGTCGGGCCGGTCCTCATGGAGCGCAACCGGGATAGCCTGGGCGCCGAGACCACCTACGTCGGCCACGCCAACATGGGCGTCGTCGAGTTGGACGACGCCGCGGGCCTCACCATCCAGTCCGACGCGCCCTGATCACTCCACCGCCTGGGCTTAGTCCCGGGCTCCCGAGGTCACTATGTCCAAGCAAGTCAAGCCCACGCCGGCCGTCCAGCCGGCCATCGCTGACCCAGAGCCTTACGAGATCCTGGGACGGGTCGCCGCACCGGCGGCCCTTCCGCGGATCCAGACTTCTCCCCCGTTTCTGTACATGTTCCACCCCGAGCGGTGGACCGCGATGGACGACTGCGACGACGGCGGCTTCGTCGTCGTGCCCCAGCTCGCCAAGCTTCCGCTTTTGGGTGGCGTCTCGCGCGTCGAGTCGCGCCGCGATCCGCAGACCGGCCGGGTGCAGTATGTGATGGACAACTCGCGGTACATCAAGGAAAGACGCGGATATATCGTCCTTGACCCGACGGTCGGCGGGGTGCGCTATTGCGTCCCCGTCAGTGTCGAAGGCGGAACCGCGCACGTCTCGCCTTGGGAGCACCCAACGCCGGGCTCCGCTCTGGTGGGGCGCACCCGCGGCTACGTCGCGTGGCTGCAGTCGCTGGTGGCGGACGGCATCCTCCCACCGCCGGCGGCCGTGGTCCTCGACAAGCTCGAGCAGGATCAAGCGTCGATCCTCTCCGGGCTGGTCGACCGCGTCGACCGGAACCCGAGCTTGCGCGGACAGATCAAGCGCACCGAGGCGGCGATCGAGGCGATCCGCGCAGCGCGGATGAAGGGGGCGGCATGAGCGATCAAGGCGAGAGCGGAGCGAGCGCGCACAGCTCGCGAACTGCTACAGAGCAGCGAGGATACCACCAGCTGCGGGAGGCGGGGATCACCGCCGACAACGCCCGGCGGATCGCCCGTCAGGCGTCCGAACAAGCTCACGCCCGCCTTGAGCGGGAAAGGAAGTAACAATGCGCCTTCTGTACGCCCTCCTCTCTGCCGGTACCGCCCTCACCAACTCGACCGCCGAGACCGTGCTTGGATCCTACGAGATCCCGGCGAACGGCCTGCAGGCTGGCAAGGTCTACCAGCTGTCGGGCGCCGTCGTCGCCACCGCGACCAACAGCACCGACACCCTGCGGATCCGCGTCCGCGTCGGTCCGACCACCCTGACCGGGACCGTCGTCGCCGACTCCGGCGCGGTCGACGTGGCGAACGGCGACCTGGTCGCGTGGAGCCTGACCGCCACCGTGCGCACCACGGGCGCCACCTCTGTGGTGATCGTCGCCGGTACCTGCTCCGCTCCGGGCGCCGAGGGCACCGCCACCGCTCGCGTGGCGTTTGAGTCGCTTTCGATCGACTCGACCGTGGCCCAGAAGATCGAGGCGACCGGTGTGTGGTCCGTCGCCAACGCCGGCAACTCCTGCCGCTGTGACAGCTTCATCGTCGCCGAGATGGTCTGACGATGCCCATCGCGGTAGCCTACAGCCCCCGCGTCGACGGGCCCCTGCTGGTCCAGCGGGGACGCGACACGACGCTCGCTCTGGCGGTCTACCGCGGCGGCAGTCTCGCCACGCCCTCTGCCGGCGTCTTCACCCTGTACAACGCCGAGAACTCTTCGGTGGTGACGGGAGCGACGACGCAGGTCGGTGGCGTGGCCACCTATACCGTGCTGGGGACTACCACGTCCGCGCTCACCCTGGGCGACGCTTGGCGTACCGAGTGGGCGCTTACCATGCCCGACGGCGTGGTCCACACCTTCCGGGAGCCCGGCGCGCTGGTGCGCTGTGTCCCGGCGATGGCCGCCTCTGATGCGGACATCTGGCGGCGCGTCCCGACGCTGTCGCCGCATCAACCGGGGGTACAGCCGCTGATCCCCGGGATGACCTTGCAGCCGTACCTCGAGGAAGCATGGCGCGAGATCTCCCAGCGCCTACTGCGCGCCGGGCGCCGGCCGTGGCTTGTGGTCGGGACCAGCGAGCTCGTGACGCCTCACGTCCTGCTGACCCTGGCCCTCGTCTTCGAGTCGCTGACCACGCGCGCGAACGAAGCCTACCTCGAACAAGCCAAGCTCTATCGCCAGCAATACGAAAGCGCGTGGGTGCAGGTGTCGCTCACCTATGACGTCGGCGACGACGGGCAGGCCGACGCCCAGCCGGTGACGGCGGCGGGCTCCCTCTGGACCAACGCCCGCGGACAGACGGGCGCGCGCTGGGGGATGCCGTGGGGGCGCTGACCGTCGGCGACGTGGTCCGCGAGATCGCAACGGCGATCGGCACCCTGCCCGGGTGGCGGATCTCGCCGTATGCGGCGGGGAACTTCCCAGGAGATCCCGAGGGCTGGGGCCATAGGGCGTTCACGGTGGAGGCCCGGTCGACACGGCTTGCACCTGGTCCCGAGTCGTCGCGCATCCGGCGGGCGGCACTCGGCCGCGCCGACACGTCGATCTCGGTGCGCTGGATCTGGCGGCTCCCGGAGGGCCACCAGTGGACCGAGTACCTGGCGGCGCTTGACGGAGAGGCCGCGCTTCTGGTTGCCTTGACCCGGGTTTCGGGCGGGCCCGGATCATCTGACGGGCTACACGTCGACTGGTCGGATACCGTATCGCGCCAGACCGTCGCCGACGGGACGTGGCTCCTGTCCGAGATTTCCGGCACCGCCCGGCATATGCTTACCATCCAGTGAGGTGATGATATGGCGCTTTCTTCGCACATTAAGAACTTTGCACAAGGGCGCCTGAAGATCATCGACGGATCGGGGACCACTCTGACGATCCCCTATGAGATGGGCGACCTCGCGATCGACGGACTGAAGAGGACTCTCAATGAAGAGGTGCCGTTTGAGGCCCGCGGCAAGTACCGCGGGTCGGGTCACGGCGCGCGCGTGTACCCAACCGCGCAGTTTTCGGCGATGCTGGCGGAGCTCACGAACGTGACCGCGGGCGTGATTATGGACTTTCTGTTGGTTCGCGGCGGCTACTCGGCGATCACCAACACCGCTGGCACCGGCCCGCGTCCGTTGATGGCCCACTTGCGGTGGGAGCTTGAGGGTACGGACTACGGAGACGACGCAGACGGTTCGTTTGAGCTCAAGGATTGCCACTTTACGTTCGCCATCGCGGAAGATTCGGGCGGCGGCCCGACCAAATTCACGATCAGCGCGACCGCTCGCGGCGCCGTTTACGTCAACGGCGTTGCGTACGCCGATCAGATCGCCTAACAGCAGGGAGCTCCTACCATGTCAGAGACCGAGACCGAGACCACCTCCGACGCGCCCGACGCGTTGGACACCGTCGAGATCGGGAGCCAGACTATCCGCCTTCGCGCGCCGACGGACATCGTCGTCGCCTGGGAGTGTCTGGCACTCCAGTCGCCGATCCGCGCGGGAGCGATGGCGCTGTACCTCTGTTGGCCCGACGACGTCCGCGGGCGCCCTCGGGTGTCGTATGCGAAAGTCGGCCACAGCCCGTCGAATTTCGCGCACGCCATCTTTACGGAGTGGTCTGCGCATGTCGATCCGGCCGACCTGGTGATCGCCGGGGTGCGCGCCCTGCGGTTCCTGCGCTCGCACCTCCCCACCGGGCAGCAGATCGCAGAGGCCCGGGGTTTTTCGAGGCCGGGGACCAGGGTCGACTAAAGCGCGCGATCCTGCAGATCGAACGCGAGTGGTCGAAGGTTCCCGGCTGGTTCGCGACATTGGACCGAGAGACCCAGGCGACGCTGATCGCCGAGCTACAGACGAGGGGGAGAGATGCCAAAAAAGTCGCCCCCACGCTGGACGGTCGGAAGCGATAGCCCGATCAAGATTGATCGGGACTTTGCGGCAGAGCTTAGGCAGGCCGCCGCGGAGCTCGCCCCCGACGCGCTAATCGTTATGGAGACGACCATCGAGGCTTTCCGGGCACAGATCGCGAAGGATTGGCCGGTCTCTCCCTACGTGGTCGGCTCTGACGGCGTGCAGCGCAACTACCGGCGGAGCGGCAACAAGATCCCCTCGGCGACGACGTGGAGCGCCTACGGGTCGGTCACGTCCAATGGCTTGATCGGCTCGATCGGCAATCCTGCGAAGTATACGCAGATCCTAAAGTCAAGCCAAAACGGTTTGGATCCGGGCCGATCCGCCTATCAGCAGCTGGTGAAGGACCCGGCCCGGCAGGTTGCCGTGAAGCTGGGGCAGGACATTAGTCGATCTATCGTCAAGACCGTCACGTCTGACACCTGAGGCGCACCTATGGCCACCGAACAGATCCGGCTTCAGTTCGTTGCCGACATGGACCAGCTTAAAAGTCAGATGATCGCCGGCGGCGCATCTGTCGAGGAGACCGAGAAGCGGATCCAGAAGCTGGCGAAGGCTTACAAGGTCGCCGAGAAGGCAGCGGACAAGCTGGCGAAAGAGCAGGAGGACAGCGCCAAGAAGACGCAGAGCGCGCTTAAGGCGATCGAGGGGCTCGGGCGGGTGATGGGCGGGCCGCTCGGGGCGGCGACCGGGGCCCTCGGCGATCTGTCCGACACTGCAGAGGGCGCGACCGGGGCGATCGGCACGATGGGGATCGCGATGGCAGGGACGGCTGGCGCTGTCGCTGCATCGGCGGCGGCCGTCTTTGGATACGTCTCGGCGATGACCGCCCTGGGTGACGCGGCGAACGAGATCATCGATCGCGTGGATGAGATGGGTGGAGCGTTGTTTATCAGCGAAGGCGCTCGCGCCGCCGCTGAGGGCTACACCGACGAGATGGAGCGGCTGCGGACGAGCCTGGATCAGCTGACGCTGGTTGCCGCCGAAGTGCTGCTCCCAACGTTTATCGACTTCGTCGACATCGTCAACGACTCGATCGAGGGGTTCGGCACCCTGAACGATTCGCTAAACGTAAACTACACCCGGCTGGCCGCGGTCGCCGAGATCCTCACCGTGGCGGCGACCGGTCAAACCACGCTGTGGGCGTCAACAGGCAAGCTGAACGAGGCTTTCCAGCAGCTGATGACAGGTCAGGTCAAGGTAGGCGAGGCCACCAAAAGCAGCACCAAAAGCTTTGGCGAAGCGCTCGCCGAGATTGGCTCGGTAAAGACGATCACGGCAGAGCTCGACACCGCCGTCGAGGGACTGGAAGAGAAACAGCGGAGAGGGGCAGAGGCCAGCAAGCGACACGCCGACGCCCTTAAGAAGCAAGCCGACGCCAGCGAGGCTTTATACGGGCTGATCGCGACGGCGGCCGAGGCGGGCATGTCCACCGAGGACAAGATCCGCGCGAAGTATGACGAGCGGATCGCCAAGATCGCAGAACTGGAAGCGATCTCGGGTGACGCGGCGGCGGCGGAGGCGGCGCGCAAGGCCGCGCTCTATGAGCAGGATCTGGCGCTCGGAGAGGAGCGGGACAAGATCGAAGCGACGCGCGCCGAGACCGCGGCGAAGCAGGCCGCCGAGAAGGCCACCGCGGATCAGGCCGCGCACGATGCGGCGGTGCGGTACCAGGAAGAAGAGAAGGCGGCTTTCGATGCGGTGACGGCCGCGCGCAACGAGTCGATCCAGCAGAGTCTACAAGTCGCCGAGCAGATCTACACCGGCATGGCTGACCTAGCTGTGTGGGCGATTGACAAACAGATCGAGTCGATGGGACACCTGAGCGAGAGCGAGAAGAAAGAGGCAAAGCGCCTGTGGGCGCTGCGTCAGACCGCGGCGATATCGTCGATCGTGATGTCCGGCGCCGTGGCGTATATGCAGGCACTAGCCGCCTTTGCGCCTTCGGGTTTCGCGGCTCCAATCCTGGCCGCCGCAGTGGTTGCCCCTCCGCTAGCACTGCAGATCGCACAGGTGGCGTCCGAGTCGCCGCCCAGCTTTGCGATCGGTGGCGTCGTCGAGGCAGATCACAGGATGATCCAAGCGTCCCCGGGTGAAGGCGTCGTCACCCGGCGAGGTATGTCCGCGCTCGGGCCGGACGGCCTGGCGGCGCTGAATCGCGGGCGCATGGCCGGCGGCGGTGGTGAGCAGCTGGTGATGCGCTACCGGCATCGCGACCTGTCGATCGTGCTGCGCGACCACTTGCGACTGGACACGCCTCTGGCGCGCGCCCTCGACGGTGCTACAGTGCCGGGGAGGCGCACCCGATGAGCACCGACCTGCGCGGCCTGATCTACCCTGACCCTCGACTGACGCCTGACCGCATCGTGGCGGCGGCCTCGTCCTACACCCAGGCGGGCGCGGTGGCGGGCCAGCCCGCCGGGAGCGTCGCAGCGGCGGGCCTGGAGACGGCGGGGACGCCGCCGGCATCGGGCTACCTGGAAGTCAAGACGACGCGCGGGGGCTTCGCCGGATCCAACCGGACCGCGGCGGGGTTCGTTTGGCGTGACAGCTCGACGGGTCCCTGGCACGGCCTCGATGAGCCGTGGCGCGTCGCCGGCTGGGAGTGGGTGGTCAGGCGAGCGAACGGGGGCAGCGACTCCGACACCCGGCCGCATGTGATCGAGCTGGCGTCCGGCGCGGTGCTCCTGGCGACTCACCGGGCGACGGCTTCGGCACAGCGGGTCGACGTGCGCAAGCTCGCGCCGGGTACCGGCTGGGGCGCGGCGGTCACGGCCTCAAGCGGAACCGACATCCCGACGGCATCGCATCCGGCGCTCCTGCAGCTCCCGTCAGGGCGCGTGCTGCTGTATCACTGGACATCGGCGAATGATGCCGCGTTTCTTCGGGTGATGGCTTCCGACGACGACGGTACAACGTGGCAGACTGTCGCCGACCGCGTTGGCCTTCCGCTTGCGGTGGCGGCCGGAGCCTACACCCTGGGCCGACTGCGCGCCGCATATAGTCAGGGTACCGTCGTTGTTTTCGCGAGCCTGCTCGACAACGTCACGTCACGGTACGTCGCCCAGCAGTGGGCCTCGGATGCGAACGGGTACACGCTCACCGAGGTGATCCTCGGCGATTCGGCGACGGCGGCCAGCGCTGACCCCCAGAAGGCACGCGCCGTCGAAGTGGTAGCCCACCCCGCGGGTGGGTTCATCATGTCGTACTATCATCCGCCGTCCGCGGAATGGCGGGTCCGTCAGCTGTCGTCGGCCTGGACGCCTTACATTTACGGGTCCGAACCCGAGAAGGTCAACGCCAGCAGCCTCGGGCCGACCTACGATCCAACACAATCGGCGCTGTGGTACAACGGGCGCACGCTGTACTTGCTCGCTCCCGAGACCAGCGGCGGCGCCACGTATGCCTGGGTACACTACTCGCGAGACGATGGCTTGTCCTGGTTCATCGGCCGCCCCTGGACGGGTGACGCCGACCTGGACCCGTCGCAGCTGACCGCGTGCGCGGTACGCGGACAGACCGTGTATGTGGGCCGGGTGGCGACCACGACACAGGCCTTCGATAACGACTCGATCGTGGCGCACTATGCGGGTGGGTGGAGCTCGCCGACCTGGCCCGCGCTGTATCGCGATACCTACGCACAAGCGATCCCGAACTCGACGTGGATCGGCGTCGAAGACCCGGTGAATGTCGGCTTTACCCGCTCGGTTACTGGCGTCCCGACTGAAGCGGTGACGGCCACGGGCTGGTCGATCACGACGGGCGCCGCGGTCGCCGTGTACTATGAGAAGGCCCTAGCCGCGTCGGTATTGAACGCCGTGGTGGCCGAGATCGACGTAGCGCCATCCTCGGGCGGCGCGACGACGGCGGACCGAATCGCGCTTGTGATCAATCAGGGCAACGGGACGTCAGACTATCGCCTGTCGATCCGCCTCACTACTACCGCCTTCAGAGTCTGGGACACGAACGGCGGCACGGCGCTGGCCACGATCACGACGTCGACGACAGCCGGGATCCGCGTCCGCGTCGTGATGCGCGCGTCGTCGGTGACGGTTTGGTACCGGGCGACGGGGGCGGCTTCCCAGTCAGCGGGTGCGAAGACCTGGACGCTCGCCGCGGCCTCGACGACGCTGGTCGCCAACGCGAGCAGCCCGCTCGCTACGGGATACGTCAGGTGGGGTCACCCGTCGGCGGCGTCGTCGGCGTCCGAATGGCGCGCGGCGCAGGTGGTGGAGCTGTCCGATAGCGCGTTCTCCGGCGCCCGGGTTTTCGGCTACGAACTCGGGACTACCACCGGTCCCTACGCGTCGCAGATGCCGATCGGCGCCGACATGACGGCGGGCCAGATGCTCCCGGGCCTCTTTGGCGCGGCGGCCGACCTGCCGGGCGGAACCCGCGTGCGACTCCTGGACGGCCCGACGGGTGCCGGCGACACTTGGACATCCGCCGCTCAATACGCCTATGGCGTGGACAAGCTCCACCCGCTGACGGTACCGTCACCGCGGCGGGAGTGGCGCGCCACCCAGGACGCGGCCGACGAGTACATCGCCTGGGCGCTTCCGGACACCGCGTCCAACGCTGTGTTGTCCGAGACCGGCTCGGTCGGGATGTACCTGGGGCGGGCGAACTTCAGGCAAGCGGATCTCGCTGGCTGGGACGGTGCCGCCTGGACCACGCTTGGGACGCTCGACCTGGCGGCGGGGCTGGTCTCGCTCCCCTTCGTGCGGCGCGGCGATGCTGTGGTCCTCGACACGTCCGCGGCGTCTGTCTCCGGGGCGGCGTGGCTTCACCGGGGCGAGCTGGTCGGCGGCACCGTCGCGTTCGCCGGTGGCGTCAGCCGGCGGATCACGCGGTCGACCTCTGGGCGCTGGACGTCCGGCACGCTGTCGCCGACGATCTACCTTGAGGGCGTCACGGGTGCAGAGCCCACCAGCGGGACGATCGACATCTGGCGGCCGGCCGGCGTTCTGGTGGTGAACGCGGTCGGCAGTTACCGCCGGGTTCGGGTGACCTTCCGGGCGGCGGCGACCGTCGAGGACCGCCTGCGGGCGGGCGTCTGTCTGATCGGACCGTGGCTTCCGCTGGAACCGTACAGCTGGGGCCGGTCGCTAGAGTTGATCCCTGATGTGGAGCTCGTCGACGTGGGCGGCGGCGGCCGGTCGGCGCGCGTCCGAGGCCCATCGCGGCGCACGGTGTCGGTCAGCTGGCGAGAGGGGATCCCCACGGTCGGACTGTACGACGCAGCGATCCCGCCATACCTCACGGGCTCGCACGCGGTGGACGGGCGCGCGGTCGGCGCCGATACGCCGTCGCTCCTGGCCGGGCTGATCGACGAACTCGACGGGGCGGCGTCGCCCGTGGTGCTGGTCGGCGCGCTGCGCTCGGGTGTAGGTGCCGCCACCCAGGGGAGCAGCGAGGCGCTGATCTACGGGCGGATCACGGGGACAGTTAGCCGCGAGGTGGTGATCGGCGATGAGCTGTGGTCCGAGGTACACCGGGTGGGCGAGATTCTGATCGAGGAGGAGCTTTGATCCGCCTCGTCCCTGACGCTCTGACCCCTGACCGCGATCTGGCGATCGTCGTCTCGGTGACCTTTGCGGGCCGGACGTGGCGCCTGGGAACGCGGACGTTCTCGGCGTCGTCGTCGGCGGGCGCTGTCGAGGTGGTCGCCGCTATCGACTCGATCAGCTGGACAGACGAGGCGGCGCTCGCGATCGGGGAGGGCGTCGAAGCAGATCCGCAGGGCGCGTCTGTGTCGGCGATCTGGCCGGTCGACGTTGCGGAGCTCGTGGAACAAGGGCACCCGCTTGACGGCTGCGCGGCCGAGGTGGCGCTGGCAGACCTGGCCGACTCGTGGGATGACCGCGTGATCCTCGTCTCGGGTGTCGTGACCGATCCGGTGTATGGTCGGCTCGGCGAGCCCGTGACCTTCACGGCTGACGCGTCTTCAGTCGACGAGGCCGGGACCATGCTGACGGTCCCGATCGACGAGTCGACCCACGCGATGGAGCTTGACTATACCGCCGAGACCGCGCCGATCATCTTCGGGGCGCCTGGGTACTACCTCGGGTCCGAGGGCGGGTCCAAGCGGTACCGCGGCTCGACGGCTTACACAGTCGGGTCGGCGGTTCCGTATGACGCGGTGATCGCTGGCCATCAGGTGCAGGCCGCGACGGTGCTAGCACGCGACGAAGACGCGGGCGGCGGCTGGATAACCGCGAACGTGGTCAACGATTATGACTTGAACGGGAACCCAATTGCCAGGATCAACCTACCTCAAGTCCCCAAGGCGACCGGCCTGATCCAAGTGCAGCCGGCCGCGGTCGCCGGCGGCGCGGTGGGCGTCACGCTGCAGATCCTTGGCGTCACTCTGACGGGTGTCGCGGCACCACGAACCGCCGGGAACAACGATTTCGACGGTACCCTCGTCACCCAGGCGGCGCTGGCCACCGAGATCGCCGCGGCGATCAACGACGCTGCAAACGATTTCACGGTGTTGGCCGTTGCCACGGGCGCCGTCGTCGACCTGACCGCGGATGTCGGCGGCGAAGATGGGAACGAAACGCTGTCGCCGTCGTCTCCTGTTCTGACCACGATCGGAATGGAAGGCGGCGTCGATCGTTGGAAGTTTGGGAACGCCATCTCAATCAGCTGGCGACCAGAGGAGGCGGGCGCATACGGCGGCGGTCTGCTGGACGCCGACGGCGGGATCGTTGACACCGCGGGCGAACTGCTGGCGTGGGTGCTGCGCCGCTCGACAGTTCCGATCGACTATTCGCGATGCCTCGCCGTGCTGGACGCCCTGTCGTGGTGTCGGGTGGCCGGCTCGATCGAGGCGCAGTGTACGCCGCTTGACTGGATCCGCGCGCATCTCCTGCCGATCCTGCCGATCGCCCTGGTGTCTGGTCCGCAGGGCCTGTATCCCGTGGTCACGCGCTGGGACGCGACGACGCGCGACGCGGTGGCGGACCTGGACGTCGACCGCGACCTGCTCGATCTGGTCGGCGGGGTGACCGTGTCGGGCTCGCCAGCATCCGAGCTGTCGATCGAGTATGCGCGCGACGTCGCCCAGGACGCCTACCTGGGACGCGAGAGCCTGACGGGGATCCGGGTGCCGCTCGCCTGGTCGACGTCAACGGGCGCGGCCAGCAACGTTTTCACGCGGGCCAGCTACCAGCGGCACGGGCAGCGCGCGGCCCCGGTGATTCAGTCGGATGTGATCGTCGATCGCGTCGTCGCTCAGCGGGTTTTGGCGTGGAAGTCTGCGGCGTTGTGGACACGACACCGACAGGTGGCCTACACTGGGCCGCGCGAGGTCATCGGGTGGCTTCAGCCGGGTGACGTCGTTACGCTCTCGCACGGTGACCTCCACCTGACCGATCGCGTC